CGAGAAATCGTTAATAGCATGGAAGAAGTCGGGATTCGACACAAAAGAATCCTCACTTTTGAAGAAGCTATTTTGGGAATTCCCGGAGAGCAATATTTTGAAGCAATACCACGCTCAACCTCAGCAGGTTATCCTTATTGCGAAACTACAACAAAAGGCAAGAAAGGTAAAGAAGCGTTCTTTGGAAACGGAGAATCATATGACTTAGAGAACAGTGAATGTTTGGCGTTGAAGAAAGACGTAGAGAAATTAGTGAATGAAGCTAGACAGGGAATTGTATCTGATGTTATATACAAAGACTTCCTTAAAGATGAGAGAAGGACTATTGGCAAAGTAGATGATGGCAAAACTAGATTAGTATCAGGAGCTCCAGTTCATTATGTTATAGCTTTTAGGATGTTTTTCATGGCTTTTATAGCCAATTTCATGAGAGCTAAGATACATAGTGGAAGCGCTGTAGGAATTAACCCTTACGGTGAGGAGTGGAATGAATTAGTTAAGTTTCTTAAAACTGTAGGAGATAAAGTGGCTGCGGGAGATTATAAATCTTTTGATGGGAAAAACCACCCACAAATTAATTCTAAAGCTACGGACTACATTAACCGTTGGTACAACGATGGTGAAGAAAATGCTAAAATTAGACACGCTTTGATGGCCAATTTATCAACCTCAATTCATGTCTTTTTCAACCTTATTTATATCTGGTTATCCTCACTACCGTCAGGACATCCTTTCACAACTACAATGAACACTATAACAAACATGTTTTTATTTAGGCTCGCATGGGTCTTAGTACATGATAAGAATGTGTCTTCTTTAATACATTTCAAAGAGATGGTTAAGTTGGCATGTTATGGTGATGATAATGTAGCTTCGATTAGGTTAGTGGCGTTGGAGAGATTCAATCAGATAACAATATCCAAAGCTTTGTTGGAATATGGCTTCGAATATACGGATGAGACGAAACTCCGCATGCCCGCGGCCGCCGCGCGCCTCGCCGCCGGGCTGGCCGCGCTCGTTCCGGCTCCCGCTCCCGCCGCCGGCTTCGGCTCCGGCTCCGCATCGTCGGCCGGTTCCGGCGGCGGCGGCATCTACG